CAGAAATCGTCGGAGTAGCGGTCGGAGTAATTCCTGGCGTTACCGAAGGAGTTACTGTCGGCGTGATGCTCGGGGTCGGGGTGGGCGTGACCGCAGAAGCTAAACCATATAATTGAATCTGATAATAAGATGTATTAGCAGGGAAATTATAAATATTTTTTGGACCTGCTCCCACATTCAAAATCATATATGGTGTTGTGCCAGTGAATGAATAGTCAACATAATTTTCATAACACTGCGTTGCTGGTCCCCCACCATTTTGATAAGTGTTGGAATAGGAATGTGCTGTAATCAATAACCCATCAGAATCATAGAAACTATACTTTACAAAATAAGGTTCGGAAAGATAAGCCCCGCCAAGGTCTCCGTTGGTAAATGATAATGTGTTATATTCTGTAAGAGTTATATCTCTTATTCTTGGGGCATTTGTTAAGAACAAGCAATTCGTTGTGTTTGGAAAAGCAGGAGAGGGGGAGCCTGATAATGTGTATTGACCTATATTCAAATAGGGTAGATTAGCTCTACGATTTACATTATAGGTCCCCAAATATGCCAAGTGAGTGGAGCTTCTGACTCCGGGGTTGCCAACCTGGCTCCCAATCCCAGTGAAACCAGTGACTGACCCAATAAAAGAATCGGCATATTCCTCTCCCACATCAATGAAATAATTTACCACTTCATTGGTGTAAGGTCTTGAAAACACACCGGTTTGGTGTGTAAAAATTGGAGTATCTTGGTAATAACTTATAGGCGCATTTAGAACATAGTTATTCAAAACTCTTGAAACATCAATGATTCCAAGGTTAGAAGGATTTGGTGTTGCCTTACCTTGAAATACGGGAAATGAATTTACATAAAGATTGTAGACATATCTAAACTTTGGTTCGTTAGCCGTGTCTGCTGAAACAACCCAATATATCCCATCGGATTTTGTTGGTTGAAATTCATAAGGTGAAGATTGAATATATGTTGCCATCTTATACGAGTTTGACTAATTGTTGGTCTATTAAAAATTGGAAATAAGCAGCTGCCGCTTCTTCACCAAGTAATACAAGTTCATCTACCACTTGTGCTTCAGCTTTAGCCATGAAGTTTATTCCCTTGTATCCTTTTTCTTTTATTGAACGAGCAATCAAAAATGCTTTTGTGTTTTCTGACGCTCTTGTAAACCTTCCCCGCTCATTTCTCCAATATACAGGTTTGATTTTAATCCATCTTTTAATGGATTCTAATGGTGGATAACGAAGAGATGGTCTTCTACCTTGGTCAATGATTTCAGGTAAAAATTCGGGGTCTGTATCAAATGTGGCAACGATTAAGGGATTGCCATCTTGGAAATCAGTTATAACATCTACAGCTAATGAATTTATCATTTGCTTGGAAGCAATCCTTGGTGAGTTACCACGCTTAAAACCACCAAAAAATCCTTCACTTCTATATGGAATTAAAAGTTGTGCTTTAATCGCATCATATAACAAATCTGCTATTTTCTGAAGATATTGTTCCTGCTCGTTCATTAGTATTTGTTTGAAAGATAGGTGAACATATCCACCATTTCAGTGTTGGTTAATTTTCTAGCGAAGAAGAATTGTTCTGTATTGAAATCAACTCCTCCATCAAACATCAAACTAAATATTGGGTTGTTGTTTGTTAAGACACTACTTGATGTTACTTCAGTATGTGTCATCTCAACACCATTTTCCCAAAGTTCAAATCTTACTTTACTACCTGATGTATAGTACCTTAAAGCAATTGCTGTCCAAGCACTATATGTGAAATCAGAATCAATAATTGCCGGAGTGGTCGTGGTTTCAGCTTGGAATCTCCAAACAGGACCAGGAGGATATGGATTTAAATTAAAGTCACCAACTAGGAAAGCCAACGAACCCCCTGGAGCTGGTAAACCACCTGTTGTGGTTCGTATCAATTTTCCACCCCTTTGTGAAACAACATCGTCATAAACTAAACCAAACCAGGTGAATTCTGAATAACCCGTAAAATCTCCTGATTGATTTCTTAATTCTGTTCCATTTGTTCTTACATCTCCTGAAACACCAAGATAACCTGTAGCGTTATAAAGAGGTCCTCCAGGGTCAGCAGAGAATACAATTGAACCAATTCTATCTGTAGCTGTTACAACATTTCCACCAAAAACACTCAGAGTTGATGCTGAAGTAAAATCAATCCACCATTGAGCTCCATATGTTTGTGGGTTGATAATAGCCAATGTTGTACTCGGGGTTGGGGTGTTTGTACTAGTTGTCGTTGGAGTCGGCGACGGAAGACCTGGTGTCGATGTGTTGGTCGGTGTGACCGTCGGAGTTGCGGTATTGCTCGGTGTGACCGTAGGAGTTGCGGTATTCGTCGGAGTAACCGTCGGCGTGCTTGTGTTAGTAGGTGTGGGTTGGTCAGGAGTTTGTGACGGAGTTGGGGTGGGGTATTGAACACATGCGTTGATATCTTCGAAGATTTGAATAAACAAATCTAATGCGACCCCCGCAACATTATCATTAAACCTTTCCATAAAAGGTTGGGCTTGTGCTGGCAGAATTGTCTCAAAATAATCATACAAATCCCCACGCTTAATCTGTGATAATAAATCTCTGGCACATAAAGACATATCTGAAACACAATCTTTTTCATTATCCAAGGTTTCATTTAACCGGTCTGCGAAGATTGCTGTTAATTGATATGTTGTTGTATTTTCGTCGAATTGGATTGATAATGGAACAATAAATAAAAATGGATATACAACCGTAGTCCCTGAAACATTCTTTCCGAAGTCAACAAGGTTACCATAACCGAAAGAATTCAATCTTGGGTTATTTTCTTGGAATTGTTGTAATAAGTCCAAGACCTTATGAAAACTTACATATTCTTCCATTGCTTTTGTTTTTGTTTCATTTTCTCTATCTCTTTTCTTTCAGCTTCTTTTCGGTCTTTAAACACAGATAGAGTGTTTAGACATAAATAGATTGGTAGCTTGTCTATATGAGTTATTTGGGTGATATCTTCTTTACAGAGTTCAAGTGTCGCTCCAAAATAAAATCTAGCCGTAGCTTCTTTCGGAGCCATTTTGGAAATATCTTCATCCCGTTCTCCATCAGTTTGTACATCTTCATCTGTAATTCCAAAGTATTCTTTATACCGTCTGTGTATGTTTTTACGATGAAAAAAAAAAGCTGCGCCGCACCAAACCAAATCTTAATTGGGACCTTTTTGAAAAGTTCAGCCCTTTCTTCAATTGTATCAGCGTCATAAGGTTCAATGGAATATTTTGTTCCTTTGATTGTTTTGACGGGTCTGTATAATACAGATAAAATCTTATGAATATTTTCTGTGATATCTTGGGATGATAAAAACTCCAAATCTTTCCAAGCTCCCCATGCCAGTTTCCCCCAATCATTTTCAAACCCATAGGTTGTTCCTTTGAGTTCGAAAGTGAATATCATGTCTTTGGTCACATTGTCTGTAAGTTTTGTGAACACAAAAGCTTCAACAAACTCTATGTCTTTTTTATTGGCGTTTTTTAATTCTGTTTCGGGGATATCCAAATAGACCGATAACAACTTTTCAGGTCTTACATCTTCCATAAAAACTTTATGGAATTGTATCCTTTGGTATTGTTCCACGGTCATCGATTCTTCAATCTCGTATTCTTTCTTTCCTATTTTAATTTTTATCATACTAAAACTTTATAATTTCCTTGTCTTTTATCAAGAGTACTATCCAATACATATCTTATTGCGTCGATGGTATGGTTCATATCGTCAACAGCAGAATCCAGTAACTTACCATCTTTATCTGTTTTCCATTTATAAGATTGAAACTCTTTAAGAATATTAGGTGAACTTGAAGTAATGAATACTTTATGTCTTTTGATTTTATCAATACCTGCCAAAATTGATTGTTTTGATACTGCGAAAGCGTTATACCTAACCCTTCGTAATTCCTCGATATTTTGAGGTAAAGCACTATCGCACCATATACGGTCCGTCTTTTCAATCGATAATTCGTTCATTTTATAGATAATATCCCCCATCGTCAAATTCTTAACATATAATAATTCTTTAAGGTACAACTCATCATTTCTTTTATAGACCTCAATTAAAGTTGTGGCATCATTGAATCCGAAGTCCATTCCTCTACCAAGTAATTTAGCATCATTTGGTATTGTGTCAACAACATTCCATTTGTTGAATACAAGAGTTGTGGGAATCCCACGCTCCCCCAAGGAATAGATACGATAATAATTTTCGTCAGTTTCACGGAGTCGCTCGATTTCTTGAATAAGAGATTGGGGAATGAAGGGGTTATCACGCCATGTGGTTTTGAAGTGATAACAATCATCTCTTTGTTCCAAGTCGTATACCCAAGAATTTATTTCTGATGGATTAAAATCAAGAACGGAAAACTCTTCTGTTCTCATAATAAGTTGTCTCCAATCTTCAATATGTAATTCGTTGGCTTCGTTACAATACAGATAATTTCTTTTTGAACCACGGAGTTTTTGAGGTTCGTCACAACTGAACCAGTTGATAATTGAACCATTGGATAATTTGTAATAACCATCTTGTTTGTGCCAGCTTGAAGGGTCGTATATTTCAAACATCTCCAAGACCTCAACAAGGTCTTTCAGTACCGAATTCTTCAATGATGGTAATGTTTTTCTTACAATGGATAGGGTCTTACCTTGATGAATTAAAAGTAATTGAATGTAGAAAATAAGAGTGTTAACCGTTTTACCCGACCTTGAGCCACCTTGTGCTGTTACAATTTTTTTCCCCGCTTCATAGGCTTGTAATAGATGGTCGAATACTATGGTTGTTTTAACTTTTGGCACTTCTTATTCTTTTAGGTTTATATTTGTGAAACCTGAAATATGGATTGGATTTGTGGTAGTCGTCAATGTCTTGAAATAAAGTTTTCAGGTAATCAATAACAAAGCCCCTTTCATAAGATTCTTCCAAATAAAAAAATACTTTATGAAATAGCAACCCTTGTTTGTTCAAATCATATCCTTCCGTAAAACCATCTAAAAATATAAATTGTGGTTTATAATATCCGTCTTTTGATTTTTTGCTGAACAGTTGTTTTAGCCCGTGTCTGAACAACTTTTTTTCTCTTGAAACATCTTCTCCTTTGTGGTATGAATAACCACCGAAAGAAATTTGAACGGTATTGAGTTGTTTCTTTCTTCCTGATTCTAGTTTGAAAATTAGTGTGTCATAATTTGAAAATAAGTTGACACCTTCATCTTGGAATTTCATCGTCCTTGTCCTCTGTATTTTGATTTGTGTTTATCTTTCGGTCCCCTATGTTTTTTTGGTTTCTGTCCTTTCCTTTTTCCGAAGGTCACCTTCCTACTCTCTTGTGATGCTTTTGATTTAGCCATTAAAATAATTCTTGTTGGATTGCTTTGTTTATCTTTTTATTAAAATGATTCTTTTCCAATTTCCATTTATACCCATAGGATGTTTGATTTCCTTTTCTCAAACAATCTTCTATGTGGTTGTGTGTTGTATGTCCCAAATGTTTTTCGGCTTGTCCTATTGATGTAAATGTGTTTAATAGCTTGTCTTGAAGGTCATATTGGTTGATTACATATTCTGGTTCAAGTTTCCAAATATATCCACCCCTTGAATCAAACTTTGTTCTATTGTATGTTCTCATGATGTCCCCATCATCAACACCTGTTGCCTTTGAAGCTTCCAATCTGTTTTTATAATCCGCAATGTAGTTACCATCTAAATCATATTGAACAACTCTATAATTTTCTAATTGTTCACCTTCAATTCTTTTCTTACCAAATTCACCATATCTTTCGTTCAATTCATATCCAATAAAGTTTCTATTAAGTTCCTTACATGCTAAACCTGTTGTCATAATTCCACCGAATGGGTCTAATACAACATCCCCTTCATCTGTTAGGAATTTGATGTAATATGCTGGTAGGTCTTTGTAAAATGGGGCGGGATGTTTGATTGTATTATCTCGAGCATGTCCCGCTGTATGGAATCTAACAACATTGTCTGGTCTTATTTGGAAGTCATCAGTTTTTTTTTGGTCAGGCATAAATGACTCTTTAATCCTTTCACCATTTACAATCTTGCCGTGATTTTTGATATTCCATTTGTACTTTGCTCTTTGTTTGTTGGATTCAGCTGGCTCCTTCAATACTCTATCCATATAAAACTTCAAGTGTTTCTGGTCTTTCACAAAATGAAATATGAACTCTGTTGTGTTCCTAAATCTTTTTGGACTTCCATTTGGTATTCCATTCATTTTATGCCAAATATATGTGTCGTAGAATTTTAATTTTGTTTCTTTCTGACTACGATAAATTAACTCGTAAATAAAAGGATTTCTATACCCACCAGAACAATTATCATTAATGTTTAGTATAAAACTACCACTCGGTTTCAAAACCCTGTAAATGTCATTAAAAAGGGGTAATAACCAATCACAATATTCTGATGGTTTCTTTATTGAAATATTCTTTCCATAATTCACAATATCAGCATAAGGTGGACTTGTTATAATCAGGTCAACAGAATTATCTTGTTGTTCCTTTATCAAGTCAAAACAATCCCCAATCTTAATCGAGCTTTCCATCCTCTATATTCTTTCTGATAAT